GTATAAACGGTGAAGGTGCATTTGAAAGACTTGCACTCATTTCAGCAAAAGACGGAATGATACCTTGTCCAATAGGAGTACATCCTGATTGGGATTATGATTGGGAAAGTCATATATTAAACGCAAGAGCGGAGAAGGCACAATGAAGAATCATTTTAACAGAATTATAATATTTACATTTGCAATCATAGCATTAATGTTAATTGCTAACATAACATTTGCTGAAGATTCATTTGAAAATACAATTAAAAAAATAAACATATTAGAAAATGGGGACAATAAAGTTGAATATGATAAAATACAACCTATCAAAGACCAATATTGTTTCATAAAAGTAAAAATTACAGAAGTTGATGGAGAAATCATCAAAGAAGAAGTTGTTGAATGTGCTGATGGTAGAAAGGTGTATGATGGACCAAGTTATTGGGAGTTATTCGCTATGTTTTATTATGGTGATATGAATACACCTGCCTATTGTAGGCATTATGAACGACCTAAACACGCATACCATAAACCTGGGAAAGTTTGTTTAGATAAAAATGGAAACTGGGAGGTAAGAAAATAATGATACGAGGTATAATAACCCTAGTAATACTATGGATAATCATAGCATTTGCTTGGGATCCATTTGTATCAACAGTTGAGAAAACACAGGCTGTTGACAAAACTAAGGAATTAGTATATAATGTGTTTAATAAAGTGAAGGAGAAAGTGAAAAATGAGTAAAGTACTCAAATATATAATAATTGGTTTATTAGGTATCACGCTTGCAAATTGTTCAAGTAATACTTATAAAATCAAAAAAGAAAGTAAGAACCAGGTACTAAAAGTTCCTTCTTGGTATATGAAAGATTATTCCGAGAATAAAGAATGTGGTACTAAAATGTTCGGCAAAAAGAAAGACAAAAAATGTGTCTTCGGTGTCGGAACTTCTACATCACCTGACCTAGAATTGGCAATTGACAAGGCGACAATGATCGCTAAGGCTGAAGTTGCTGATAAAATAAAAGGTGAGATGAATAAGAAGGCAAAGATTTTTACTACCGAGTTAGGTAAATCTCAAACTAAAACTGTTGTAACTGATGTTGAAACAACTATAGTAAACATTATTAAGAATACACCAGTACGTGGTTATGAAGTATTTAAGCAAGAGGTAACTTTAACGAAAAATGGTTACTACCGTGCTTGGATAGGATTAAGATTACCTATGGGACCATACAATAAGATGTACAACTATTCTATGGAAGAAATAGTTGACGCTTACCAGTTAAAAAAACTGGCTAAGAAATCGTATGACGAAGTAGAAATAATTGCTACCAATGAGCAATAAAATCCAAATATACTCAAAGCCTAACTGTCAGTATTGTACAAAAACAAAACAACTGATTAAGACTTTAGGCTTTGAATACGAAGAAAAAATGTTTGGGAAAGATTTTAATACACCTGAAGAACTGTATGAGGCGATAGGTAAACGAGTACGAACTATGCCTCAAATAGTTATAGGAAAGAAACACATCGGCGGCTATAACGAACTAATTGAATATTTTGCAGACCAAGGACTTGTTAATTATAAAGGTGAAATTATAAGAAATGCTGATGTCAGATAATCCAAAAGACCCTAAAAAACCAATTAAAGGAAAAGATAACATAATAATCTTTCCTAAAATACCAATTAGACGAAATCCACCATCACAAGAAGATGAAAAAAGACAAGAGCAAATAAGAGTACAACATAATAAAATATTTGTACAGGCTATTAGTGAAGAAATTACACAAATAGTTTTATTAAGAATGAAAGATGAAAATTTTAATCTAACAGCCCCAACTTTTTTAAAAGATTATAAACTATTTTCAGAAGCATTAAAATCTATGATATTAAGACAAGTAAAAATTAACCACCCTCTACAACCAAGAGTGGATAGGTCCGTAACAACAAAAGGTCAAGGTAAAGACCTATATTCAATTACAATTGATTATGACAAATTTTAAGAATTCCATAAAGCACTTTGGGATAGTTATTGAACGTGGCAACTTTAATAACTTTTATAATAATGCCAAAATAATAGAAGGAGTTTAAACAATGTTTAAATTTTTATTTAGAAACGACTCATTAAGAGTTGTATCAAAAGCTAAAAGAAAATCTACTAAAGGTAGAAAAACTTTATCAAAAAGAGTTAAAGTTTTAAATCTTTTATCAAAAGGAGAATCAGTTACTTGGAAAACTTTAAGAAACAGATTCGATTTAGTGTCTCCAAGAGCACTAGTTGACACATTGAGATCAGAAGGCAATATGATCTATGTGAACAAAACAGCAAAAGGAACATCTTATAGAATAGGTGAACCTACAAAAGCGATAATCGCTGCTGGGATCAAAAAACTATACGGTACGCCGTATGCTTACTCTGCTTAATTTTAGTTAAGTATAAATAGATGTAGGGCGGTTTACTGCCCTACATTGAAATAGATAACAAAATGAGGAGGCAAATATGCCAATAACAACACAATCAATCAATCAAATGAATAAGCAATACGCAGGATCTTCTGCTCCATTGCTACACGAAATCTTAACAAAAGTTAACAACGCAAAAGACAAACCACTAAAGATAAAAGTATTAAAAGACAACGATTCAGTACCTTTAAGACAAGTTTTAAAAGGTGCTTTTGATCCTAGTATTGAGTGGGATTTACCAGATGGTACTCCACCATACAAAGAAAATGACGCACCAGCAGGTACAGAACACACAACTTTATATACTGAAGCAAGAAAATTATGGCACTTTGTAAAGGGTGCAGATAACAAACTTGCTAAATCTAAAAAAGAAATGATGTTTATCCAACTACTTGAAGGATTACACGCTGAAGACGCTAAACTTATGATTGCAGTTAAAGAACACTCACTCAATCTACGGTACAAAGGTCTAACAGACGCTGTGGTTAAAGAAGCATTTGGATGGAACGCAGACTACAAAACTTCATAATATAAATATCTTTAGAGTGATTCTATAGAATACAACTATAGGGTGTGAGAACAAAAGTAGAACATTCTACTTGACAATCTGTCGCACCCTATTTTCCCTTTGATTTACAACATAAAAAACGGACAAAATATACCATTTTTTGCTTGTTTTATTGACCTAATTCTGTTATAATAGTAGTATAAATGAGAGAAAAACTTATAAATTACACTATGAAAGGAACCTACTATGGGTAAAGTAAAACAATGGGCAACGGATGTTGCTGAAAAAGCTGTTGATGAAGTCCTAGATAAATTGAAAAAAGGACTAATCACAAAAACAACTGCTAAAGATAATATCACAAAATTAGATGTTAATTTAGGACTAGTTGGAATTGACGAATTTAATATTGACGAAATAATTGATGAGGCCTGTAATGTTTAGATTATATTTTTGGGTTTTATTTTTATCAGGAGTAACCTGGGTTACATTAACGACAATATGCGTAATGCTGGGGATGTATTAATGAGAAGAACTATATTTATTTTTTGGTTAGTTTTTATATACATTTGGTCATTTAGCATTTTTAATGCAGTGAAGGCGTCTGATTATAGCAAGGCAGTTATTGGCCACGTTATATCTGAAACCATTAAAGGAACTGATATTGATAAGTCTGCTATATTAGAGCAAGAGTTACATAAACTTGCTCATAGATATACAATTGATATGCTTAATATTATTCAAACACATTTGCCTGATATTTTAGAAGGCATTGCTGCTGGTTTAAGACAAAAAGCAGATAAGAAGCGTAAAGAGGAATTATTGAATGCCAAAAAGAACTAGTACAAAAAAACAATTAAAAGTCCAGAAGTTAAAGAAGAAATTGAAAAAAGAATTTTCTGTAAAAAGAAAATATCTCACCAAGTATAAAGATATTAAAGTTTGGTTTAGACATATTAATGACACCGTATTTGAAGGTAAACTATCACCATTCGGGCAGGTAGAAATAAAAAATTTAGCAAAAGAAAAATGTATAGGACAAGTAGTGACCTTGGAATGGAAAAGAAAAGGAACAAGACTTTTTAGATTAGAGATGTTACCTGACTATCCTGAAAAGAAGGATTTTTTAGATACTTTGGTACACGAAATGGTACATTTATATCAAATGCAAAATTTAGGAGATACAGGAAACCATAACGATTTGTTTTGGTCATTTCAACCAAAAGTGAGTTATATTGGATTACAACTTTAACATAGAAAGATATATTATGAGTAGATTAGATAAAAATCACATTGATGAATGGTTAAAGGAAGAAATTAAAAAAGGTATCGCCATCTGTAATGAAGTATTAAATAATGGAGTACGTGAATGGGAGTTATATTATACAGGTCATTTATCAAATGACATATTAAACAATTTTCCAGGAAGAACTAGTAAAAAGATATTTAAAGGCTATAGAGAGGTTTTAAATAATAACCATCTTGTGTTTATACAAAAGAAAATTGAAGAAGGTGGTTTTGAATATTTTGTCAGAAAGGCTATAAAATGAAATTATTGAAAAGACATAAAGACATATTAAATAAATTGATTAAAGGTAAAGGTCAGTTTATTACAGATAGAATTAAAAAAGAACAAACAGATGGTAGTACGTTATCAGATGTTGTTAAATTATACTTACAAGGTTTGTTAACCTTTCAAAGAGAATATGATATACCGTGGGTTGGACCTTCAAATGAACATAAGGTTAGATATAAATGGTATGTTATTACAATTGATAAAAAGAAAACAATAAAAGATTTAAAACAGGTGATTAAAAATGGCCAAATTTAACTGGCAGAAAGCATTAGATAGGTCTTGGGTTTTAACTAAAGCATTTGCTGTACTATGTATTATGTGTGGTGTTGCTTTTACGTTGGGTACTTTCTATCCCAATCAAACTGCTGTGAAGAACGTCAATTTAAAATTGGATAAGTTTTATATGCAGAAGATAAAAGATATGGACCTACGAGAACCTGAATTTACATACAATAACGATATTCAATTTGTACGTGCTATGCACAAATGTATAAATTATATAAATTTTTCATTACCTAAAAATAGTAGAGTCCCATATGAGATGATTATAGGTCAGGCCGCATTAGAGTCAGGTTGGGGAACTAGTAGATTTGGAACAGAAGGTAATAATTTATTCGGGATAAGAACTTGGACCAAAGAAGTGCCGCACCTTATGCCTTTAGGTATTAAGAAATGGCCTGGTTGGGGTGTTAAAATTTTTGCTAGTAAGTGTGATAGTGTAAAAGAATATATTAGATTATTAAATGAACATCTTGCTTATAAAGAATTTAGAGAAATCAGAGCAAATATGCTTAAACAAAATAAACAATTAGATAGTTTGGTCTTAATAAAGACACTTGATAAATTTTCTACAACTGCTGACTATGATAAAAGAGTTACTAGAATGATTATGAAGATAAGAAAGATGGAAGAAAATAATGAATAATGGATATTATGCAGTTGCATTGGATAAACAATCCTGCAATGTTGTAAAGAGAAATGCAACAATGGATGTTGTAGTTGGTGACCATATTACACTTGCATATAAACCAAACAATAAAACTTTTGAAAAGTTGAATAAATTGTGTGGTAAAAAAGTTGATGTTTATATTAAAGAAAAAAGAGCAAATAAGAACATAGAGGCATTTTGGTTAAATGGTATGTACTTAACTGAAACATATAAAAAATTAAAAAGAATTGATAAAGGACCAGCACATATTACAATATCACATAAGAAGGGTTTTAAATCAGGTGACGCAAATACAATGTTTAAAAATCCAACTTATAAACAAGATTTACAAACTGAAATGGAATATTTACAAGGTAAAGTTAAATGGATTTCGTTTAACAATATAAAGGAGAAAAATGACAACAGACCCATACGATAAACAAATAGGTGGCAATCACTATAAAGATATGGCGATACAACCATCTGAATTTATAAACAAAAATAAATTACAATTTGCAGAAGGGAATTCTATTAAGTATATTTGTAGGCACTCTTTAAAAGGCGGAAAACAAGACCTTGAAAAAGCAAAACATTATATTGATATGATAATTGAAAGAGATTATCCTACGGTTAAAGATGACCATAGAGAAATTACAAGAATTGCAAAATATGATTGAGAATATAGAAATAGCTATTATAGTCACTTGGTATCTTTTGCCTTTCATAATAGGCGTATCAATTGTTACGGCAATTATATGGGAAATACCTACATGGATTAAACAATGGAACAAAATTAAATGAAATATAGTATATTAATAATATTAATTGTATTGCTTACTGTATCATGCAGTAGTAAACAAAGAAAATTAGAAACACACCCTACTGGTGAATTAAATGCATTAGAGAAGTTTTGGGATGTAATAGGTAGTGGTTCTATAAAAAAACTTAAAACTCTTTACTAATACCAAGTTGCGGCCTTTCAATACAATCTTCTATAATAATATCTTTATTCTCAGCAGTACAAGATACTTTAGGCTTCCAACCACAACTACATATAGTCATTACTACTATTAATAATACTATTACTTTCATTACTTGAATTTTCGCTACCTTGGGTCTTGGTGGGTTTCTGATGGACGCACACACATACTTATAATAGTACCGATCCTTACTTCTTCATATATGCTGATGTAAAGTTCCAATTACAATCAAAACTGACAGACTCTTGATTTACCTTCCCTATATAAATGTAATAAGATATAAATAATAATATGTGGAAAGAAAAAACAAAGTGTTGTAAGAAAT